CATAGAGTTGATCGCTACCAGATCAGCATTGGTGATCTACCTAAAGCGACAAGCGGACCTATTGGCCCAGCACGGGGATGACCCAGAGGCCTTACGACTGCTACGCTACATCGGGGAGAGCATAGATCACACCATCACGACGGCCAGCAACACCATCATGGTGGAGCATTTGGATGACGCGGTGGAGACGGTGGAGCACAGCGACACACCAGCGACGACTACCGAGAAGCACGAGGAGCCAGTGAGCGAAACACAACAGCAAACAAGCGATCAGGAGCCAGCGATTGACATGAATCAGTTGGCCGAGGAGTACCTAACATAAAGGAGCACAAGATGACAGCGATAAAAGATCAGTTTAAACCAGCAACATCATCGCAGTACATATGGTCAAGCAAACAGCAAAAGCGTGTGTTTGATCGTATGAAAGCAAACGGTGAGATCGAGAACACGCTCTTACACGGGGACCCAGGCACGGGCAAGTCAAGTTTCGTTGATATGCTGTGCCAGGAGTTGGGTGTGGGAGATGAACACGGAAACCTGATACGCATCAAGACCAGGAGCAAGGCACAGAACGGTGATGATCAAGTACAGGAGTTGGAGCGGGCAACCAGCACATGGTTGGGTTGTTTGGGGGGACACCGCAAGGGTGTGATCTACATCGACGAGATCGATCAGTTGAAGCCTAACGCACAGAAATGGTTGAAGAGCAACATGGAGCCGTTGAGCAAGTTGTTCGTGTTCGTGGCTACTACAAACGACATAAACGATGTACTGCCAGCGGTACAGGGACGCTTTACATACAAGTTGGAGATCAAGCACAGCCAAGATCAGTTGATCACATTGATGGCACGCACCATATTGAAGCAGTTGGAGTGGCCTTACAAAGAGGAGGATTTGGTGAATTTGGTCAAGCGTAATCGCGGTAATGTACGGGAGATATACAATGAAATGGACATGGAGTTCCGACCATGACACGGGCATACACAAAGATGCTCACAAACAGAAACTACAAGGATGAAGTTTCGTCCGCGGAGTATGTAAGATGGGTCTTCGAAGACCCATCTATACCAGCGTCTAAAGCCGCTGTTTGGATGGCCATAGTACGATCAAGCGATGTAAAGGCCATGAAAAGATCACCTAAAGACATACGAGATAAGTTGAAAATATTACACCAGCGTGAGTGTGATAACGACGGCTTCCAGCGATACCAGACACGCACCATACACAAATTATAAATCACAGATTATTTGGTAATAAAATTGTTCTAAAATATAGATTGGTTTTACCTGCGACCCGCTGTATTCAAAGCCAGGCCAAGATCGCTACCAGTGATGTACCAGGCTTATGGCCTGTATCACCACCACCATGGCCAACTCTATGGCCAATATGGTATGGTAGATGTGCCATACAACATCGCGTTTTGACTTTTTCATTGTGTCCATATCACCATTGAGTATCTGGTGCCTCGTGTTATGGGTTCAACCTGGTGTGGGAAACTCAATCCACTGGGAAACACCAGTGCGTCACCGGCCTCGTTGAACCGTTCCGCACTGTGCCTGCCCTGCCAGAAACTGAATTGACCACCCTCGTAGTCGTCGTTGAGTAATATGCTAACAGAAAGGATCCTGGGTCCACCCGAATAGTGATCTATGTGTTCTCGGAACTTGTGTCCCTGTTGGTATCGCAACACCTGTATGCCCGTGTGTGAATGACTGTTGTGCTGGAAAGGATACTTCTCGTTCACATGGTGTAAGGCCATCTCGAGATTCGCAAAATTAGGTGCTCTATGTTCGTTTAACATGGTGAAATGACAGGTCCTGTGCTCGGTTATCTCCTGTTTATCATGTCCCGTGGCACTCTTGGCAACCTCCCAACCATCCCAAGCGTTTTCGGCCTCGGGCAGTGTGGTGAGCCAGTTCATCAACTGTGTGCAGGTGTCCTGACTCAACAGGTTCTTGAATGTGACCACGTAGTCCCTGATGTCAAGGCTGTCGGCCAACTTCATTAGTTGCCTCTTTTTTGCAGTCTATCTTGCAGTTCATACAGTGAATACAATTTCTGCATGTGTGCGTCGTTGACAGGATCTCCAGGAGGCAGTTTGAATTTAGGATCTGCCCTCATTTCCCTGATCTGTTCCCTCACGGAGTTGATGTCCTGTGTGGGTGCCGCTTGTGTGTTGGAGATGGGATTTGGCATCCTGTTGTTCTCCATCAGCGATTCCAGGAACTGTATACCTTCCGCTGTGTCTATCAAAGGCATGTTCAACACACGCTCTGGTAGTGTGCCTGCGAATTTTTTCACAGATTCTAATCTTGTTTGGTAATCATCACCCCACGATTTCTTTAGTGTGGTTGATTCTGTTTGTAGGTCTGCCACTGGTGCGGCCTGGATCTGCGATTGCAGTTTGGCCAGTTGGTCCGAGTACAGTGCCATGGCCGTCTTAACTTGGTCCTGTGTAAAGTTGGCCTGTTTGAACACCTGTGATATCTCCTTGTCCAATTCGGGAGTCACCTCCTCCAGTCCCAGGTCCTTGGTCATTGACCAGTCATAGGACTCCGGGGCCTTGCTACCTGAAACTTTCTTCTCCAGTTCCGTGTAACTCTTGGCCAGGTCCTCTGGTGATTTGAATTTCTCTGGCAACCATTCGGGTCTGTCCTGTTGCACTTCTCCCTGTTGTTGTTCTTGTGCTGTTGGTACCGTATCCACTGGTGCTGTGTTGTCAGCGGTTGTGTCTAATAGATGCCCTGTTTGTTGTGTGTCTTGTGTTTGATTGTCTTGTGTTTGATTATCTTCCATTACAGTAGATGCTCCTTGTCATTGTTGTTAGATACGCTCTTCTCACTACACATGTTCTTGATCCTCCTCAATAGGTGTTGTTGTGCCACTATGTACACAGCCGAGTAAGGGTTAGGTGAGTCTGATGTGATCCGGGTCTGATTGATTATCCTGTCCAGGTCTGCCAAGACTGCCTGTCCTGATGGTGATTCAAACACCTGTCTATAGAATTGTTGGAGTTGTTGAGTGCTACGAGTCATATTCTTTTCTTTTTGTTTTAGTTTATGTTCGTAGGTATTTATCTGATGCTAGGGAGCCGTGGGTGTCTGCTGGTTCTGTTCCTGTAGTTGACCAGCCAGTTCCTGTAGTTGCTGTGCCTGTTGTGCCTGTGCCTGTTGTTCTAGTTCTTCCTGTACCTGTGCCTCTGACTTGATGACCTCTGGACTCATGTCTCCGTCACGCAATATCTTACGTGCCATCTTCTGTATGTCAACGTTGGCAAGTGCCTGTGGTCCCAGTGCTGAAACCTGTTGTAGTATCTGTAGATCCCTTGTGATCTCTGTGAGTGCTATTCCCCTCTTGACTGCTGAATTGACCACAAGTTCCAGTATGCCTCCAGCATCTCCAAACTCCTGTATGTCTCCACGCAGTTGCAGTCTAACGATCAAATTACCAATCAATGGTCTCAAAAATTCTTGTTCTAGTCTCAGACCGTATGGTCCGATCTTCTGGAAGAAAGCGGCCTGTCTCACTTGTACCTCTGCGGCAGTCTGGTAAGTTGGCTTGTCTGGTGGCAGTATCACATCATTGAACAGCATTGATCTGATCATCTGTCTGTGGTAATCTATCGTGGTCTCTGTGATGTTTACGTTGCCAGCGAATGGTATTGCCTGTAGTGGTTGATCCACTGTGACAACATCTCCTGGTCTCAATTTCATGTTACCAAAGTTCACTGCCGTGTCTGATGAAACTTGCCAAGCACCCAGTGATAGGTATGCCGCGGCCTGCATGAACAACATCTGTGCTTCGTTGATCACCCTGATGTGTGGCAGTGCCATACGCACAGGTGATTCACCCCACATGTCTCCAACAGTCTTGCCAAAACGAAATGTTGTGAACATTTGCACTGGCATTCTTTTTTGTTCCATTATGTCTCCGGTCTCACCCAGTTGCACCACGTAAGTGTATTCTTTGTCGTTGGGCATCCTGAAACAACTTTCAAGTACCTTGTGTTGTTTGTATGGATCTTTGCTACAAGCGTCCCTCATTGAATCTGTCAGTTTGCTACCATAGGTCTCCATTAGGTAATGTCCAGGTAGGCTGTGATCCCTAAACACCGTGTCCACTTCGCTCTTGTGATTGTCTAGGAAGTAGAGTTGATTGCTGGGTATTGCTATAAAATTTATCTTGCTGTCCTCGTAGGTGCCGATGCAACCACATCCAGATATGATGGCATCTGTCAGTGCCTCACTGGCCGCAACATAGAAATTGCTGTCCCTCAAAGTTTTGAATATGGTCCTGTTGGCCACATCAAGTTGTGTTTTGACGTCGCTCGCTACCCTCTCTTTCAGATCATCTCGCACGGACAACGAGCACCACTGTTGGTTCTGCGGAATCAGTAGATTCAATATTGTTGAAACTAGATTCTGTACACCCTCTGGTGCTGTGCTATCAAATATTTTTGTACGGTCAGTGTTGTTTGCATCCTCCCTGTATAGATCCCGGTTGGGTCTAGTGTATAGATATGCCTCACTGATCTCGTTGTCGTGTTTCTGTCGTTCAGCCTTGGCCAAACGATATGCCTTTGCGATAAAATCTTTCATTAACTTATTTTGAACAATGATTGGTAATCACTACCAGTGCCCAGTGAATCGTCCATGTCTCCCAATAGACCTCCGGCCCTCTTGGTGATTAGACTTGATGATCCTCTTCTCCTCCTTTGCCTTCTTTGTTCTTCAACTGCGGCCACTCGTCTTTGCCTTTCGACTTTCTCTTCGGCCTTGGTTTGTGCTTCTTCTTGTAACCTCTGTTGTGTCCTGAATTGTTCTTCCGGATCTGGCATAGGTGGTGCCTTTGGCATTAGACCTCCCATTAGTATCCTCCTCCAAGTAGTCTCAATAGATTCTGTGTGACCTCTTCAGTGGGTTGTAACAGGTTCTTCCTGGCCGTCTGCGTGAATGCTGTGCTGGCATCCTGTGCAACACCAAGTCTCCCAGATGGTCTGACCAAAACACCTCTGCCTCCAGAAGTCCTTCTCAATGCCCTGCCTGTTGTCCTTGTGGTCACAGGTGGTGTAGGTGTAGGT